GTAAGATGAAATTGGTTAGGACGACTGATGGTTATGAAACTATTAATAATTTGAATCCTAAGTATCCCGATGCCGATGATGTTTTGCAGGTAGTTTTTGAAAATGGTTCATTGTTTAATGAAACCACCTTTGAAGAAGTCAGGAAGAGAGCTAAGCTTTAACGCAGAGCCATCCAGAACATGCTCCCGAAGTCGCAATATTGCCCTTTTTGCGATTCGGGAGTTTGTATATGGTTTTATATATTAGATTATGTAATTCACAAAATTCTTTAAGATCAGTTGTTAAATATTCAACGCCGGTCGGGGAAATTAATTTATATTTTTTACATCTACTCTTTCTTCTGTTTGCTATATGACTGGTAGAATGCTTTCCTGTTCCCTTTCCTGATCTATTCTTACTCATCAGTTTTATAGAGTCTGATGAATGTTGTTTACCAAACATTCCGCTATTCTTTCCGCTGCAATCAGGACGTTCATATTTTGATGGATCGTTATTCACATGATCCCATCCACCATCGCCATTTTCTTGTTTAAGGTTTGCCCAAATCTTTCTGCCATTCTCGTCTCGTGCATTTACTATATTCCATAATTCGCTGTAGTAGATTCCCCAATTTTTGACTTCGTTGTTATTTTTACATTCTTTTAGTATTTCGGTTGTAACATCATAGCCATGTTTTTTGATATGTGCCATCCAGATTTTTCCAGAGCCTTTATATTTGTGAGGATCAGCGGCATTTGTTTTGCCTAAGTACATTAAACCGGTTTGATTATGTGTTTTCTTGTATATATAAATAGTCATGCTGATTGCTCCTTGTAGCATTAGAGTGAGTGGGGATGGGGGTTCCGCGACTCACAACTATTTATCTTTTTTTCTCTTGACAGTTCGGACAATCTTGTGTAGTATGAAAACGGCAAGCTCGTCAAGGAATACACATTTGACGAAGTTCGTGCAAATGCTAAGATTGTTTAATCAACAAGGAGAATATAGCGATGCTTAAAGGTTATGACGACTTCGAGAAGCACGTAAAGATTATGCATTGGCCATTAAAATCCCTCTTGAGGTGCAAAAACGAACCCAGAGACCTCAGTAACAGCCAAAAATGTTATAATTGGGGTAAGCGTAATACAAGCTTCGGGGCTATTCGTTGGCCTTATACAACTTGTTCCATGAATGGTTGGGACCCATTCAAGTTTAAACGATTTTGACGAAATCCAAGTAAAGATCAGTCCGTAATTAAGATTGACATTTATATGATTTACTGATATAATAGTTTTTATAATTCCTACTCAGAACAAGTGGTTTGAGTAGAAAAGGTTAGCCTTCCGAATTCAAAAGGCAACCAAAGGAGAAAAAATAATGAAGAATGTAATTTTGGCAGCAATTGCTGCAATGACTATGAGTTCTACCCCTGCAATTGCAAGTGACTTTACTGGTCCTCGCGTAGAAGCAACCGCCGGATATCAGAATGTAACGGCAAACCAGACCAACTTTACATATGGTGCAGAAGTTGGATATGATGTAAAGGTTCTTGGTCCACTTCGTGTTGGAGTTGAAACTGGTGTAGATAATGTATTTGATCGCCGCAACATCAATGTTGGCGCTCGTCTTGGACTAAAGCTAACCAATTCTTCTCTTGCTTACGCAAAGATTGATTACGCAAATTATCGTGATATCAATTTCACAAATGTTGATGGTGCACGTTTTGCAGGCGGTGTGGAAACCAAGGTTCTCGGTCCAGTGTTTACAACTGTTGAATTCCGTCATCAAGATTTTGGTGGCGTGAAGTCCAATGATGTAGTAACTGGTCTCGGTGTTCGTTTCTAATTTGTAAGTAAAATGGGGGTTGACATTATGGTCAACCCCTGATATAAGAAATTCATGACACAACAACTGTATCTTTTTGAAGACGAACTTGACCTCACTCCTGAGGGATATGTTCGTGAGTTTGTTCGCAACGGTAGCAACAGCCATATTCCGTTACATGCTTGGGAACAGGTCTATCAGGATAGGGGTCTTATTGAAGAAGCATGGCGGCAGGGATATATTGATATCGGTAGTGATGTCACTTGTACCATTACGCTCACTGAAAAAGGCAAAGCCCTACTATGAAAAAACTGACCAATTATCGTTTGGTTGAACAGGCGAATGGACTCTATACTATTGAACAAAAGGGCGTGTTTGTATGGAAAAGTATTTTCGACAATCTTAAAGATTGGGATACTGAACCTGAATATACTTACAGCGAGGCCACGAAAAAGGTTGAAAGTTTAATTGAGAAAGATAAAATGAAACTTGCCCGCCTGGTTGAAAGTTTAATTGAGAAAGATAAAATGAAACTTGCCCGCCTGAATCACAAACCCAAGTACATTTATCCTCCTTTTCCGAAAGAAACATCAACATGAAAAGATATCTTTACACCTTTACCCGCCAAGATATTCGCCCCGAACAACAGCTTGTGCAGACCGCGCATATCGCGTTCAAATTGGGAGATAAGTGTGGGAGAGATACTTCAAAGTATTCAGACCCAGATGACACGTACTTTGTATGTGTTGGTGTTCGCAATCTTGATGCACTGCTTGCAGTTGAAAAAATCTTGTATAAATTTAACTTCAATTTTGAAGTTTTTTATGAACCAGATATTGGTAATAGTGAGATGACTGCAATTGCAGTTTATCCCATTGACGAAGACAAAAAGGATATCCTTCTCGCCTTCAATCTACTTAAGTTCTAACTCTAATTAAGGGAAACATACTACAATGGCATATTTTTTGAAATCCGGCAAGTCTTTCCGAGTCTCCAGCAAGGAGGCTATGGATTTGCATGAACTGCTTCCACCCGCAAATTACACCGTAGCGCAAGATATGCATGGAAATTTCTATCTTGAGCAGATTGAAGATTTTGAACTTCCAAAGAAGATGTATGGTGACACCCTTCGTCACACTGATCGCATCATCAATACGTTTTTCTCCCGTCCTGCTCAGACTGGCGTGATGCTTAACGGCGAAAAGGGTTCTGGCAAGACTATGCTTGCAAAGAATGTAGCCAATCAACTTGCCAAGCAAGGTGTGCCTACTATTGTCATCAACCGTGATTGGAAGGGCGATGCGTTCTTCAAGTTGCTGCAGGACATTGATCAACCATGCATCATCCTTTTTGATGAGTTTGAAAAGGTTTATGATCGCGATGACCAAGAACAGATTCTTACTCTCCTTGATGGGGTGTTTGCTTCTAAGAAGCTGTATATCCTTACTGTGAACGACAAGTGGAAGGTTGACACTCATATGCGCAACCGTCCGGGACGTATCTTCTATATGCTTGATTTCAAGGGACTGGATGCAGGATTCATTCGTGAATTTTGTGAAGACAACCTCAACAACAAGCAGTATATTGAGCAGATTGTTTCTATCGCAAGTCTGTTCGGACAATTCAATTTTGATATGCTTAAGGCGCTTGTTGAAGAAATGAACCGCTACAATGAAACTCCGAGCGAAGCCCTTGAAATGCTTAATGCAAAACCTGAGTTTGATGGTGGTACTGAATATGAAATGAAGGTCATGCATAACGGCAAGGAAATTGCTCAGGCTCATCCTCGTAAATTTGATGGCAATCCTCTCCGTCCACAGGGATTTCATGTTGAATTTGATCCTGATCCTGAAAATGATGATTCTGATTATCTGTCCATTCGGTTTGAACCAAACAACCTGATCAGTCTTGATGCAAAGGAAGGTAATTTTACCTTTGAGGATCAGGGAACCCGAGTTGTTCTTACTCGCGTCAAGGCAAAAATGAACTTTGATTACAGTCAACTGGCATTCTAAACAGGAAAGGAGTAGGGGATTCGTCCCCTACATTATTATATGCTAGAATGTTTAATCATCGGAGATAGTATTGCACATGGTATTGCTATGCAACACCATGTGTGTGCCGATTATGGTCATGTAGGCTGGACTAGCAAACAGGTCAACCAATACTATAAAACTTCTGTTCTTGATGCGAATACCGTAGTAATTAGTTTGGGAACAAACGATAACGTTGCGGTAGATACTTACGGCGAGATTAGCCAACTACGGTCTAGAATCCACGCCAAGCGAGTCATCTGGATCATTCCTGCTGCGGTCAATCCTAAGTCAGGCACAACAGCACTGACAATCCAGCAAGTCGTGTCAACAGTCGCATCAATGTACAAAGATTACACACTAACGATTCCCAAGCCACTAGCAGATCATTATCATCCTACTGGTAAGGGTTACAAACAACTCGCAAAGGAAGCAGGATTATGAACTGGTTAACTATGGTAGGCGGAACCATACCCAAATACGCACAGGAGATTGCTGCTGATTTGGAAGAAGCAATGTCCACCGATAACGGACTTACTGAGGTTGATTCTCATGCGTGTGCATTGGCAGCAGCAGTAGCAACCGGAAACGGTGGACTAGGGTTTGAAATCTCAATGAATGGTCCCTTGTTCAAGACAAATGAGCGTGAAGCAGCAAAGCGAGCCGCCGTTCTTTTTTCTTATAATGACACGCTGCACACTTTTAACTCTTGCTTTGAATGGTCCGGATTGACTTCTGACATCAACTATTCTGACAGTGGCGTAACTGAAACACAATATACTATGTATGAATTTGCGGCTGCGGTGGCTCTTAAGAACAAGGTCTTCATCGTAGAGCGAATGAAGAACCTGAATAGCATGGGTGTCTCTCATTCCCAGATTCTAGCAATCGCTAAGATTGCAGCGGTAATTTCTACGTTTACCAAGATTGTTGTTTAAGATATATAAAATTCATTGAATATTTTTATTGACAACATGTTTTGAATGATATATAAGAGTGAATGTAAGGGCAATTTAAGGAAAAATTCAAAAAACACCCCCTTAAAGTGCATTTTTTTGAAACAGGAATAAATAATTACTATGAAAAACACTTGTATCATATCGCTGCAACAGCATGAGCAACTCTGGGCGCAAGCCACAGCAGGGATTGCTATGCCCGTAGTATATCCTACAAGCACCCGCAATATATTTAAATCATTAAATGGCGACGGGGGTACACAGGTTTGACAAAGAAGTAGGAACTTCAAACATCAAATCTAAGGTACCCCGGAAAGAAATTTCCGGGGTTTTTTATTGGAATACAGTGGTAACGCGGAACGAGGCTGCGAGTGACACTTTAAACATACTCAAACGGGCGGCACTGGGATGAAATCTGTGGTGGTAACACAGAGAGTAAAAAAGGTGGGGAGCGGGTCAGTCCGAATTGCCGGACAACATATCTCGCTCCATCAAGAAACAAAAGGCTAACTATATCTATTATTTGAGAACATCAAGATTTAAACATCCGCCCTCTTACTGCGAATTAGAGACCAGCACATCAAAATGTTTTCAAGTAACAGATATACTATAAATATGATACAGGCTTTATTGCCCCTTCCTCTAATGGTAAGAGAGCGGACTTTGAATCCGTCAATCTTGGTTC